GTAATCACAGAGCCTGTAAAAGAGTGGCAACGTAGAGAAACACTTAAAGTTGAACAGCATGATAAAGAACTTGAAAGAGTACATGAACTTAATCTAAAGAAAATAGATGTAGCTTTAGAGTTGGCTAAACAAGGACAGAAGATAGAAGCTGATTGGGATACAAATGCACAGCAAGATATGAAAACAAGCTGGAAAGATGAGTATCTAACAATACTATTTAGCATACCTTTGATACTTGCTTTCTTTCCACAAACACAAGATGCAGTTTTAAAAGGCTTTGAAACATTAGCTAAAACTCCTGAATGGTATATGATGTTGGTTATGGGTATAGTTGCTGGAGTGTTTGGTCTTAGATGGTTAATTTCAAGAAAAGGCAAGTAATGAACGAAGAGAGAATACTTAATCAATTATCAGACCACGAAAAGACACTCACTCTTATGAGTAAAGTTGTAGAGGATATCAACAAAAACTTAGATAGGTTTGCAAGTGCTAATGAAACACTTACTAAAGAGATGGCAGAGCATTGGCACTTACAAGATAAGATAATGATAAAGATGGAAACTATTTTAGAAAGTATGTCTAAGTATGAAGATAGGTTTCAAAAGATAGAAGATAGACAGCTTAATGGTTGTCCTAGCCTTTTAAGCCTCTCTAAAACTAGAGATGGACAGCTAAAGGGATATGAGGCACTAGGAGATAGATTGGCAACTGGTGTACAAAAGAATAGAGAAGAGATTAATGAACTTATCAACAGATGTGATGTAGGTAGCGAAAAACTAAGAGTAGCTAATAGTAGAATTAAAGACCTTGAAGATGCACAGAAAAAAGGTATGTGGTTAATTATCACTGCTTTTCTAGCAATACTAGGTACTTTAATTAAAACGAGTATGGAGTGAATAATGAGTAGATATTTCAAAGATTCAGAACTATGTTGCCCATGTTGTGGTTTAAATAACTTTAGCGATAATACATTAACAAAGTTTGATAAAGCTAGAGAATATGCACAAGTTCCTTTTGTTATTAATAGTGCTTGTAGATGTAAGAAACATAACAAAGAAGTAGGTGGTAAGGAAGATAGTAGCCACGTGATAGGTAAAGCACTAGATATAAAGGCTACAGATAGTAGAACAAGAGCTAGAGTGTTATATGGTTTAGTTATGGCTGGATTTAATAGAATAGGTGTAGCTAAGACATTTATACACGCAGATGATGATGAAACAAAACCTAGCCAAGTAGTCTGGCTATACTAAATGATAAGACTAGTACATTAACTAATAACTCACAGGTAAGGGCTAGTTTCCACTTCGTACTTGTGGACAATAGGTTCTTGTAATGGTATAATGCGAGAATACAAAGGAATCGAACTATGAAAGAAAACAAAGTACAAAAAGAATCTACTATACTAAAAGCCCTTAAGGCTGACTATACTGCTGCTAAACAGTTACGAGAAGACTGGGATGGCAAGATAGCTGAATGGAAGGCATGGTATAATGGTGAACCATATGGTACTGAGAAGAAGAACAGGTCTAAAGTAGTATCTAGGGATATTAAGAGACAGAATGAATGGCAACATCCAACACTGATAGACCCATTTGTATCTACTAGTGATATTATCAAAGCAAGTCCTATCACGTTCGAGGATGTTGACGCTGCTAGACAGAATGAGCTAGTATTGAATACACAGTTCTGTAGACAGTTTAATAGATATAACTTTATGACTAAGACTGTCAAGGTACTTACTCAAGAAGGAACAGCTGTTGTTATGACAGGCTGGGAGTATGAGGAGGAGGAAAGAGAAGTAGAAGTACCTATCATGGCTGTTAATCCAATGACAGGTGAACCTTTCCAGATAGGTAGCAGAATGGAGATGCAGACAATAGTAACTGTGAATCAACCTACTGCAAAGGTGTGTAGGAATGAGGACGTGTTTATTGATCCTACTTGCCAAGACGATATGGATAAGTGTCAGTTTGTGATATATAGATATGAGAGTGATTTAAGTACACTTAGACAAGAAGGCAAGTATAGTGAGAAGAGGCTCAAGAAGGTCAAGATTAATGACGAAGATGGTGACTACGACAAAGAGGATGATACAGAGTTTAGATTTAGTGATGACCCAAGAAAAAAGGTAGTAGTTTATGAATACTGGGGTAATTATGATATTAATGATGATGGTATCACAGAACCTATCGTATGTACATGGATAGGGGATACGATTATTAGATTGGAAGACAACCCATATCCAGACAAGAAGCCACCATTTATTGTTGTACCATTTAGCAGTGTGCCGTTTCAGCTGTATGGTGAAGCCAATGCTGAGATGATAGGAGACAATCAAAAGATTAAGACAGCTATCTACAGAGGTATCATAGACAACATGGCATTGAGCAACAACGGACAGAAAGGCATCAGAAAAGGTGCTTTGGATGCTGTGAACAGAACTAGGTTCTTTAATGGTGAGAACTTTGAGTTTAATCAAACGCCTAATGACTTCTGGGATGGTAGTTATAATAACATACCTAACAGTGTGTTTAATGTTATACAGATGCAGAACAATGAGATAGAGAGTTTAACTGGAGTTAAGAGCTTTAGTGGTGGTATAACAGGAGCTAGCTTAGGTAACACTGCTACTGGTGCTAGAGGAGCTATGGACGCTACAAGTACAAGAAGACTAGATATTGTAAGGAACATAGCAGAGAACTTGATTAAGCCACTAATGAGAAAGTGGATGGCATATAATAGTGAGTTCTTGTTAGAAGAGCAGGTTATTAGAATAACTAATGATGAATTTGTACCAGTAAGAAGAGATGACCTAGAAGGTAAGATAGATATCGAGATTAGTGTAGCCACTGCTGAGGATAATGCTGCAAAGGCTGGTGAGCTAAGTTTTATGTTACAGACTATTGGACCTAATGAAGACCCTAGAATTAGACGAACGTTGATGGCAGAGGTGGCAAGGTTACAGAAGATGCCAGACTTAGCGAAGAAGTTAGAAGAATACCAACCACAGCCAGACCCGATGGCAATGAAAGAGATGGAATTGAGAATAGCATTGCTAGAGGCTCAGGTACAGAATGAGAGAGCTAAGGCTATGGAGAACCAGGTAGATGTACAATTAAAGCAAGCTAAGACACAAAGTGAGTTAGCTAAGGCTAAGGTAGCTAGTTCGGAAGCAGACTTAAAAGACTTAAGCTTCTTAGAAAGGGAAAGTGGTCAAGATGTGAGAAAGGATCTAGCTAAGAAAGACCATGATGCTATGACTAAGATAGAGCTAGAGAGAATGAAAGGAAGAGGAGGTGCTAGATGAAAAGTCTAGCAAATCCTATCGAGATAGATGGGAAGAATAAGGGTAAGTTTACAGACTATTGTAAAGGATTAGGTTTTGCTGGAGTGACAGAGCAGTGCATTGCTAAGGGCAAGGCTAGTAAGAATAGCAAGACTAGGAAGCGTGCTACGTTCGCTGGAAATGCTAAGAAATGGAATAAAGGATAATAGATGGCTTGCAAGAAGAAAAAGAAGAAGGTATAATAATATCGACCAGAACGGGATTGTCGTAAAAAGCTCAAATCTAATTAGAAAGGATTCATATTATGGATATGAACAACCAAACTAACACAGCAGAATTGCTGACTACAGAGAATGAATACTGGGTTGAATTAGCTCAGGCATTGGTGAGATTGGAGCAGAACTCTGATTTCCAGAAACTAATCTTACAGGGATATTTTAAAGATAAAGCTGCTGATGGTGTATCACTATTATCAAGTGAGTATGTACGAAGAAGTGGTGTGAGAGGTGCTTTAATTGAAGACCTAGCTGCTATTAGTGCTTTACAAGAATACTTCAAGTATGTCAAAAATATGGGTATCATAGATGATAGTCCGATTGATGATGATGATGAAGATGACAATGGTGAAGTGTAAGGATAGGTCATGGGAGTACAAGGAAACGAGTCACCTGCTGAGTTGACAATAGATGAAGAAGCATTGTATAATATGCCGATGGACGAGTTAGAGAGGATGGTATCTTCACGTAGCTTAGAACAACCTCAAGATGAGGACTCTGATAGCGATGTTGAAGAAACTGAGGATACTGACGAAACAGAGGAAGAAGTCGAAGAACCAGAGGATTATCCTGAAGATTCAGATGACGAGGATGACGAAGATGCATCCGAGGAGGCTGATGAAGATGCTAGCGAAGATGAGGATGAAGACGAAGGCGAAGACCAAACTGAAACTGAGAGTACAGAAGAACAAGGGGATGGACCTAAACCTCAGAGTAAACCAGCTACTTATAAAGTTAAAGCTGTTGGAACTGAAATAGAGTTTACTATTGATGAACTTAAAGAGTTAGCTTCTAAGGGGTTAGACTACACTAAGAAGATGCAAGAAGTAGCTCCATGGAAGAAACAGATAGCAGCTATGAAACAGCATAATGTTACTCAAGATGACATTAATTTGCTGATTGACTTGAAGAGTGGTAGCAAAGAAGCTATCATGTCACTGATGAAAGATAATGGCATAGACCCATTAGATATAGATATGGATGAAGTTAAGAGCTATACTCCTAGAGATTATAGTGTTGCAGATGAGCAAATACAGCTAAGAGAGACTGTTACTAGGTTGGCACAAGATAAAGAGGTGTACACAAGAACAGAACATGTTGTAGATAGTGTCTGGGATGCTAAATCTAGACAGCAGTTATTGGCTAATCCAGCTATGATAGAGGGACTACACAACGATATCAAGAATGGTGTATATGATAAGCTGTATCCTACTATGCTTAAGTTGAAAAGCTTAGATGGTGGAATGAAGAGTGACCTGGAATACTACTGGCAAGCTGGACAGGCTGTGCAACAACAAACTGTACAAGAAGGACAGCAGAAGGTAGAGAAAGAAGAGGTGCAGAGACGTTCTCAGCAAGAGGATATTAAAGAAAACTCTCAGAGACGTAAGGTTGCTAGCCTGCCAAAAGCAAGAGCTGGTAAAAAGAAAGACATAATAAACTACTTGGATGAGATTCCAGACGAGGATTACAAAAAGTGGTTGAAGAAAGTCGAAAGTAAATTTTAAAGGATAAAACAATGGCAACAAATGTGTATGCAACAGGTGCTAATAGTACAGCTGGTGCTAATACTATTGTACATTATTATGATAGAGCTGGTGTAGAGGCAGCTACAGAGATGAACGTCTATGGACAGTTCGCAGATAGAAAGTCTATGCCAACTAAGTATGGTAAGACATATAAGATAAGTAAGTGGTTACATATCTATGATAGAGATTTAACAGATGGTGAGTTCGCAACTCTAGGTTATTTAACAAGTAGAGATATTGCTGATGTAACATCTGGTTTAACAGCTACAGATGGTTCAGGTGCAGCTTTAGCAGAAGGAGCTGGTGCAACTAACAAGAGAACTATTAAGAAAGTGACAATGGAAACATCTTTCGCTTCTTATGGTGAGATGATTGACTATACTGATGAAGTTGAGCTATTTAGTGAAGACTATATCCAAGTACAGTACAGAAAAGAGTTAGGACATTTAGCTAATCGTAGATATGAGGATTTGATTCAGTTAGATATGCTTGGTACTACAAACGTAATGTATGCTGGTACTGCAACATCTAATGCTACAATGGGTGCTGGTATTGCTGCTGATGGTAGTGAAGATGATTTGTTCAGAGTTGACTTTGACCTTATCAGAAAAGCTTCTAGAAAGCTAGTAAGAAACAGAGCTAAAAAGAATACTCAAATCGTTACTGGTTCTACTAAGGTTGATACAAGAACAATTAACAAAGCGTTTTATGCTATCATAGGACCTGAGGTTAAGTATGACCTTGAAACTGTTACAGACCCAGTAGGTGATTTAGCTTACGTTCCAGCTTATAAGTATGCTTCTGCTACTAACTTAGCTGAGGGTGAAGTTGGTGCACTACAAGATGTAAGATTTATTGAATCTGAGTCACAAGTAGTTTACAGAGGTGCAGGTGCTGCTATTCCAGCAGGTTACGAAGGTACATTGTCTAACAATGGTACAAACTTTGACTTATTCCCAATCCTATTCCCAACAGAGGGTTCATTCGCTACTGTTGGTCTTAAAGGTCGTGGTAAGATTAAGTTTATGTCTCAGTCTCCAGATAAGGTAGAGTTGAGCAATCCATATGGAACACAAGGTTTCTTCTCATACAGATTCTGGTATGCTGGTATCATACTTCAGGAGGAAAAGTTGTTGAAAGTCATGGTGTGCGCAGGAGAGTAATCTTTAGCACCGAGGTGAGGGACTACAGTCCCTCTTACACTAAATTAAACAACCTATAAGGATTTAATATGTCAGATAAGACACACGCACAGTTAAAAGAAGAAGCAACCGCTCTAGGATTAACGTTCAAGGGCAACACAAGTAAAGACGAACTCTCAGCTATGATAGAAGAGTTTTATGCTAAAGAGGCAGAGGGTGATACAGTTGAGGCTATAAGCTTTGACGATATAGATGAAGCACTAGAAGAAGTAGAAGGTATACTACCTAAGAGAGTTGCTACTAAGGTAAGCAACATTAAAAGCAAACAAAACAAAGAAGCTTTGCTAAGAAAGAAGATTGCAGAAGCTAAAAAACAAGCATTTGCTAAGAGAGTAGTTACAATAACAAGTAACGATACAAGAGATAATCAACACGTAACTGCTGTACCATTGTTTTTTGAAAATCAGTACTTTGCACTAGATAGAATTGTACCGCTTAACATACCAGTTGAGTTGGAGCAGTGTTTGATAGATATTGCTAAGACAACTACTATTGCTATTCATAAGAGAGAGTCAGCTGATGGTGGCAGAACTGTTGGTAAGACAGTCTATGCTAAGAAGTTCAACATAAGCTACGAAGAATAGTATAGAGAGGACTCTGAGGAGTCTTCTGATATGTTATAAAGGATATAGATATGAGCATAGTTATAGAGAAAAGAACTAGAGCATTAGTTACTGATGCCTGGGGTGTATGGGCAGAGACTACAGATGCTGCTCC